GGTCGCTTTCGGTGTAAATGTGTTTGTTCGATTGCGTACCGCCTTCATTGCTTCTTTAGTCAAGAGTACTTGACCGGCTTCACATAATGACATTGTTCTCGCCGCTATATTCTTAGATATGCCTTCAAGCTCAACTGACTTTGCGCCGCCAAGGGTGAAGATCTCACTCTGTTTGACCTCGACTATTGAGCCCCAATGAATCCCAATTCTACAGCCTATCTTGGTCTTTGGTGGGATAGTCTGTTGATAGATCAGGCCAAAGTTCACCGCGTCGATAGTTCGCTCAAAGCTCAAGAGAAAACCATCTGATCTGTCTATCTCTCGACCTTGGAACTTGTAGACTAATGACCTTGCTAGGCGGTCGTGATACTGCAACCATTGTGCCGCCTTCAATGCTCCGACCTTTTGAACAAACTGAGTTGACCCGATGAGGTCTAGAAGTACAATGGCCAGCTTTGTTTCTTTGAGTTCCATTAGTACAAGGATAGCTTAAACGGTGGTTTCTTGTGTAGCCTAAAGAGCTTCTCTGTTTTGGTCATGTTGTTACTTTTGGTACTTACCGTAACTTTAACCTCTTTAGACCAAACTAGCTCAAAGTCCTCAGGCATATTATACTCGCTAACAAACACATAATGACCCTCTTTGACTCGATCTCTACACCAATCATCAAACTCATCATGATTGAACTCAAAACCATAGCCTGCTGTGTTTCTGTATGGTGGATCGCAGTAGATAAGTGAGCGCTTGGGGATAGCTAGGCTTTTATAGTCACATGAATAAAGACCTATCCCTTGAATTAAAGGATTTAGTTTCATCAAAGAATTATGCGCACTTTTTGCATAATTATCGCCTCTGTTACTTCTTGCATAGGCTCTCCAACGGATAGCGCCAAAACTACAGCCTATACTGATGAACGCTTTCAAGTGATCAGAGTATTTATCTTGATTGTTCTTTACTTCATAATAGAACTCTTTTGATACATCAGTTGGTGGCCTCCAACCGCCCCTAATGGCTTTGAATAGTGCGATTATTTCATGATTCACATCAGCTCCTATTCTTCGACCGTTGACTAAGCTGATGACCTTTCCACTTCCCATAAACGGCTCAACCCATGTCATGTCCTCTTCTCTCTCAGCGCTCATCACTTCAACAATCTCTTTTGCTATTCGACTCTTTCCTCCTAAGTATTGCATTAAAAGTTCCTTGTCTTTGATCCACCGACTTTAACCCGCCGGCTATTAGCGCCACCTTTAGTCCTCGGCTTGTAACCTTGATCAGTTGGATCACTCCAGTTGAAAATGATCGCGTCATATCTCAGCGCGTCAAGCGGGTCTTCTCTACCATCCTTTTTAGGTTGCTCTTTGTTATCCCATCCATAACTCAGCAGAGCTTTTCTCATACTGTTACCGGTGGCCCTCTCCCCTCGATCCCATACCTCTTTAGTGATGAGGTAACGACGGGCGGCGAAAGCTCGCTTGAGTCTTTGTATACCGTTAAGCACATCAACCTTAAGAGGATCAGTGGTCGATCTAAGTGGAAGACCAAGGCCTCTTGGCGGTGGCTGCCTCATCACTCTAAAAGCATTGATCCCTGTTTGGTCATTCCTTGCTCGCCCTGCCTTGTCAGCTACCCCAACATCTAGCCATATCTTAGGTGATGGCGCTTGAGCTTGGAACTTACGTGGCCATGCTACAGAGAGAATCAGCTGAGTGAGTTGCTCAGTGGTCACTTCTCTTGGATTGAACTCATGACAGATCACATCAGCTCCAAGCTCTTCATCATGGCAGATGATCAAGACGCTTGGTTTCCTGAATCCCCAGTCAATAGCTATTCGTCCGGTCATCTTGTCGTTGTATGTCCACCCCTCTATGATGTGTGAGTCTGTGAACTCTTGATAGATTAGACCGCTTGGAGGTGATGGCTTATTCATCACCATGGCCTCTCGCTCTGCTTTAGGCAACAGCTTGGTAGCCTCAAACCACTCAGCCGCTAAGTTCTCTTCATTGACATAGCTAGTGAAGAGGAGAGGTAAGTGACCGGAGGTCTCAGCCATTCGACACCACCAAGCATCAGCGACCGGTAGACCAACAAGGATCATGATGGGAGATGGCCCTGCCCTTAATCGACCAAGCGCTTTGTGTGCTACCTCTTCAGTCAGTGTCTGACACTCATCAATCAAGCAGACTCCACTTGTTACATTCAAACCCTCAAGAGGATTGTGAGTCGCGTCTCTTGTGCCAGGTCGATAGTAAGAGCGACACCATACCGATGATCCTGTATGTGAGTCTGTCCACTGTCTCATGGTGTGGTTATAGGTCCAACCTAAAGGACCAAGCCACTTCTCAATCTCTGGCATAAGCACAGAGTTATAACGCGGGTTCGTGTCGGTAACTAATAGTGATGATGTGCCAGGTCGCGTCTTCGCAAGATAGAGCAGGGAGAAGACAAGCGCCGAAGTCTTACCACTTCCCCATCCACATCTAGCCGCAATGATCTTATCTTCATTTGTGATTCGACTGATGATCTCAGACTGAAGCGGGTTGAGTTTTAAAGCGGTCATGTGTATCCTGTCTTTGCTAGATGTCAGCTAGCACCTTTGTCAGGTTGATTCCTCGGCCTCTTCTTCGGAGGAGGTCGAGTGTTTCATCTCTTTCACTTGCTCAAGCATAGCCAAGACCTCAGCAGTCCCATCACTCGATGTAGTTGATTCGACTTTGAGCTCTTGACGCTTGCCATAGTCATCGGGAAAGCGCTTCTCTAGGATCCAAGCAAAAGCTCTCCAATCCATTTTATCCATGGCGAGCTGTTTGACGCGCTCAAGTAATACAGCCTCAGCGAATCTCACCGCGCTCTTACATTCATCAGCCCACTTCTCATCTTCATCAAGCCAACGGTAGTAAGTAGTTCGACCGATACCGGCTAGAAGACAAGCGGCCTCGATGGTCATACCTGTCCTAAGGTTCTCGATGAGGTCTTCTCTGACCTTGCTCTGTGCCTTGGTCGGTTTCCGCTTGCGCTGTCGTTTCTTGGGTTGGCCAGCCATACACCTCTCCTATCGCCTCATAGAGTGTTTGCTCTATGTTTCTGTAAAGTGCTGCGCTCTCTTCTGAGAGGTCACCTTCATATAATAACCGCTGTTTCAACTCTGCCAAAGTGGAGACGACTTCACGCGCGTGTTTATGTTCCTGTTGTTCCAATATATCATCACTCATCTCACTACTCTGATCTGAGGACATAATCCTCTCGTATACTTGGCAACTGTTGATCTGTCGGGATAGCTACCCTTCTGAGTCTTCCACCCTTCTTCTTTAAGAATCAGTGCGACTTGATCAATGGTCAACTCCTTGCGTTTAAGTTCTCTAGCTCTAATCACGATAGGTCTCATCATCAATCTCCAAACAGCTCAGACATAGTGACCGGATAGAGCTTAAACAGCATATGCTGTATGACGAGCGCCGTCTCTCTAGTCTCCGGTTGAGTGTGTTCATCAGTCCTGAGCTTTAAGAACTTAACCCAGTTGTGAACATTGCCGGTCATATAGAACTCAGTATAAGTCGCTTGAGGTAGAACACACCGCGCCATCTCTCGACTGACACCACAGACTAATAGCTCTTTATAGTATTGAAGGGAGACGCTCAAAGAGATGTTCATAATGCCAAGCGCTTTATCATTCTCAAGATCGCCATCGCTACATTGAAGGTTAGACTTGCTCTGTCTCCTCAGTTCCTTTGGTCTCCACAGCTGGACATTCTCAGAGGTATAGCGCCGGCTTACTTCATTGTAAGAGAAGGTTCTATGCCTCATGATCTGAGATCTAACGAATAGAGGAACAGTCAATCTGAAAGTAGCGACCATGTGTTCAAAGGGTGAAGTGTGCCGGTGAGCGGTGAGGAACTTAATCAGCCGCTGATCTTTCTCGGTGAGATCTTTCTCGGTGTCGTCTCTCAGAAAGCTAACCCGCGCCGCATCAACAGCGGTCTTGTCTGTACCCATCGAGTCTATGAGCTCCACTGACCCGATCCCATCATTGAACAAGTTGTACATCATGATTTCTTTCTCTCTCTGTAATACTTCGCACACTTGCGGCGATGCTCAGCTAATCGCTCAGCCCTCTCTTCTGGAGTCTCACTCTCTGCTCTTTTGCGCCGGTACTCTCTCAAATAGGTCAAGCGCTTCTCCCTCTCTTCTGGAGTCTCGTTGTCTCGCCTATGTTTTGCTATCATTCGATTATAGGCTAAGCGTTCAGCTCTCTCTTGTGGATCCTCTTCGGCCCTCCTCTTCCTTGCATACTCTCTATGATAGGCTCTCGCCTCTTCTTCAGTCATGTCAGCTCCTTTGTCAGTGTGTCAGTTGATTCTAGGTTAATCTGATTCTCAGCTAGATAGTCGAGACCGTCTCGATGATCACTATCAATGCTGTGAGGAGAATAAACCGTAACTATGCCAGCGTGGTGAATCGCCTTGGCGCACATTAGGCAAGGGTCACAAGAGCTGACTAGCCAAGCGCCCAGGGTAGAGTGACCGGTCCTCGTCGCATTAAGGATCGCGTTCATCTCTGCATGGTGGCAGCCCACATCATTTCTAGTCCCGCTCTCGATATACCTTGATTGTCGTACACAATGCACCCCGCCACATAGCTCTCTCGATGAGTCTCTTGGTGTCCCATTATATCCCTCACTCACTATTGAGTTAGACTGAGGATCAATGATGAGCGCACCGACTTTGCGCCGGGGACAAGGTGAGAGTGTAGCGATGAGATCACATTGTGCGACCCTTGCTTTAAGGTGCTTAAGGTTCATCTGATGACTCTTTGTCAAGCTGTCTGACAAGTCTCTCTTGTAGACGATAATGAGCGTCCTCTAACATCTCCTCAATTACAAAATCGGTATCAATGTGTTTATACTGCTCGATAGCAGATTGAAGGCGAGCAGAATTATTGATCCTTTCTAATATGTCAATACGTTCAACTGTATAAATAGTTGACTCTAGCCAGCTCTTTGCTCTGCGTAGTGCTTCATCTTCTTCCTTGCGCCAGTGATAATCATATCTTG